TCAGTGCAGCCGTGCGCCGAAGAGCACCAGGGCGGCCATGGCCGCATGTTTCTGGTCGGCTCCCCAGGGCGGACCGGCCCATTTCCCTAGCATGGCAATGTCATCGGCCCACGGGCAGGCCTCGGGCTCCAACTGGTCCAGGGCGCGCTCGGGAATCAGTCCCAGCGGCAGGCCGCAGGCGGCCACGGCGGCGGCAAGGGCATCGGGAAACAGCTTTCCTTCGGCCTGGTGCATGCGGATATGCACGGCCAGGATCTGGGCGGTGGTCCAGGTCGGCATGGGAGGCCCGGTCAGCACGGTGCCGCCGGCGATATCGTGGCCGGCCTCGCGCAGCTGCTGCACCCAGCGGTCCACGCAACTGGCGGAGGCTTTTCTTGCGGCGGCGATCCCGCGCTGGACGAGCGCGTCGGCCCGGCTCGGCGTCATGCCCTCGGCGGCATGGTAGGGCTGCCGGGCCCAGGTGGCGTTGCGGCTGTCCACCAGGGCGAGTCGCTGCCGGTCGACCAGGTGCGGGCGTTCGTCCTGCAGTCCCACCGCTACGGCGGCAGCCCAGCCGGAGTGCGCCTTGAACCCGATCGCAACCTTCATGGCCTCGCTCCCCATGCTGTCGCGCATGGTCAGTGAATCCGGGGCCGGTATAGCACGGCGGGCTGTGAGGAAATGTCGTGGTTGCTGCAGTGCGGCGCGGGTTTGAGCACAATGCAGGTTCCGGCGCCGCCTTCGGCCCGGGCACTCAATTCCTACGTTGGCGTCCCCATGCTCTTGATGATCGAAAAGCAGCAGGCGGGTTTTTGACGGTTCGCAATTGTCCACGAAATAGCCAGCAAGCCCCGTGCCAGCGCGGTTTTCTGTTCGCAAGAGTCCACGCCTAGCCGTAGGTCTCCGCTCTTTTTGGGGGTATCGTTGGGGGTACCGACGGCCCGATACCCCCAGCACCGAATGCCACTGAACGAAGCGAAGATCCGTGCCGCCAAACCTGGTGCAAAGCTCTACAAAATGGCCGACGGCGGAGGCCTTTATCTGGCAGTGAAGCCCAACGGCGCAAAGCTGTGGCGGTACAAGTACCGCTTGCAGGGTAAGGAACAGACGTTTTCCATCGGAGACTATCCGCGCATCGGCATCATCGACGCGCGGCGTGAGCATGTACTGGCCCGCGACCAGGTACTTAAAGGCGAGCATCCGGTGGCCGCGCGCCGTGCCGCGACGGCCGCGAAAAAGCTGGCTACGGAGACCACTTTCCGCGCGATCGCCGAAGAGTGGTACGCGGCAAAGACGGACGCGGAGGCCTGGTCGCCCTATTACGCCGACCAGGTGCGAGCGGGCCTGGACAATGACCTTCTGCCGGCGATCGGCAAGCGCCCGATCGAGGACATCACGCCCATGGAGGTCCTTAACGTGCTCAACGGCGTGGTCAATCGAGGCGCCCCAACCGTGGCAATCAACTTGCGGCAATGGGCCTCGCAAGTGTTCCGCCTGGCGGTGCGATCGGGACGATGCAACACGGATCCCGCGGCGAACCTCAAGGGCGTCGTGCTACGACCGCCAGTGCAACACGCGAAGGCGCTGGGACGCGACGGCGCCGGTGTGCTCCTGGCTAGGATCAACGCCTATGGCGGCAACCTGGTCACGAAGTGCGCGTTGCAGCTGATGGCCTACACGTTCGTGCGCACGGGCGAAATGCGCCGTGCGGAGTGGTCCGAGTTCGACCTGGTCGATATGGTCTGGACGATTCCGGCCGAGAAGATGAAAAAGCGGAGGATCCACCTGGTCCCGATCGCGCCGCAGGTGAAGGGGATCCTCGATGCGCTGCGCCCGATGTCGGGCGCTGGCCGGTTCCTATTTCCTAACACCCGTCGAGCGCATGACGTGATGAGTGCCACGACGATCAATCGCGCCTTGGAGCATATGGGCTACGCCAGCAGCGAGGTCACCGGACATGACTTCCGCGCGACAGCATCGACCATGCTTTACGAGAAGGGTTACCGCGAGGAAGTCGTGGAAATGCAGTTGGCACATGTGGAGCAGAAAAAAACCAAGCGCTCCTACAACCACGCGAAATACCTGGACGAACGGCGAGACATGATGCAGTGGTTCGCCAATGAACTCGACGCCAGCGCGGCCGAGCAAGCCGCGCTGGTGCTTTCGCGCAAAGTCATGAAGGATTGAGCACGCGGCCAAGCACGCGGTCGACGGCGATTTCCGACCAGCGTGATGCCTTGCCAAACTTTCCGGGTGCAGGGAACTCGCCGGCCTTGATCATCGCGTAGATCTTCGTCTTGCCGAGGCCGGTACGGTCCTTCACTTCATGAATGGTGAGGCCGCGGTCGTGGGTCTGCTGTTGCTGGTTGTGCTGCATGGTTCTATTCCTGAGTGAAGCGGATCCGTGTGGTGTTGTGGTGGGTAACTCGGCTAGTGCGGCGGACCGGTGGCATCCCCCATCCACTCGTGTCGGGTCTTCCATTGCTCGCGCATGTCCTGGACGAGCTGGTCGGCCGCAGGCTGACCGCGCTTTTTCGCAACGCGCGTAGCAAGGTCGGCGACCTTTTCCCTGGTGTCGAACCCTTCCCGCAGGCGGGCGCGTGCCTCCAACACGCGCCGCTGCAATTCCTGTTCCGATGCGCTCACGCGTGGGCATCCAAGTCGGCGACCGTATGCAGCGGCCTGGCTGGCACATCGACCAGGTTGTCTCTGGCCACCTGGTGCACGGCCATCGCCCAGTAGAAGGCATCGGCGCGCTGGTCAGCGGTCCAGGCCTTCACCTGGTCATCGGTGATGTGCTCGGTCCCGTCGACCAGGCACAAGGCAGTGACGGTCTGGTCGACATCGGGCGTGCAAGCGCTGCAGAGTGTTTCACCCGTCCAGGCGCATCCACCCGGGCAGGCCTGGTGTTCCGTGCAGCTGCAATAGCGGCATGCGCGCCGCAGTTTCGACACGGCGTCGAGGAAGTTGCGGGCCGCCTGGCCACGCAACCGAATCATGCGGCCTGCTGCCTTAGCCATGGGCGCGCTCCTTTGCCGATCGGCGCGTAAGGCGTACGACGCGGGATGTAGGCGCGGGGAGATCGAGCGGGATCTGGCTGTAGCGCTTGCCCCAGTCGGCCTCGGCGGCGTCGATCGTGGGGCAAAGGCCCGTAGAACGGCCGCAGCGGCATTCCAAGCTGTGCCGGCAGGTCGAGACATCGGCCTGCATGGTCTCGCGCTTAGTGCGGCCGTTGTGCTCGATGTGGCGGGGCTCGGTTTTGCACTCGCTGCACACCAGGAAGGTGCCTGCAGGGTGACGGATCTGCTGTTGACGCATCTCACACCTCCGCAGCGCGCAGGGCGCAGTGACCGAAGATGTCGGGCTCACCGACGATGCCGTCGGCGCGAAGGCGGTCGAGCATTTCCCGCGCCTTCGTCGTGCCCAGGTCAGCCATCTCGGGCGGGTTGGTGAGCGACGCGCCGGCGGCGCGCCGCACGGCGACGATGATGCGGGCGTAAGCGGGATCGATGGCGGCCGCCTCCGATGTCGGCAGCGGCGTGCCGGTCATCATCTGGCCGCAGGCTTTGCGCAGCTGCATGGCGCGGTCCTCCGTGAGAATGCCAAGGGATAGCGCCATGCCTATGGCGCCGTTGACGTGGGCGATGTGCGTGTTGAGCGTCACCGGGTTGCGTGCCGCGTCGCGGCTGAGCGTTTCGGCCAGGCGCAGGGCGGCAAACTCAGCGGCGCTGGCCAAGGCCGTGCGAAGGAAGGTCTTCCCCGCCTTGCGCGGGTGATAAACCACCACCGCGCGACTCGTGCTGGCGTGGTTGCGCATGGTCAGGCCTCCGCAGGGCGGGGCAGCTGGAACGTTTGCTCGAGGAACCCGAGCAGGCGACGAACCTCCAGGCTGGCCAGCGCCAGGTCACTCTCGACCTGGGCGTCATGGCTTTCCGATTCCTCTCGCGTTTCGTTGAGCACGTCCAGGGCTTTGAGGCGCTTCACGCTCATGTCGTCGGCCAACACCAGGCTCATGCGGTCGTCGTACACCAAGCCGAGCTGCAGCACCTGCTTGCCGTTGCGCAGGTGCTCCCTCATCTCCTCGCTGTCGAGATCCTGGTTACGGCATCGCATTACCGCGCCGGCGCGGCTGGCCAAGTCGCGCATCTCGCATTCGTCACCTAGGGCGATGCCGGCGGGGATGGTGTCGTTGGCCAGCCAGTCGGTCATCAGCAGGCGCGGGCCTTCCTCGGGGGCGAGTGGCACGGCCGGGAACGAACCGAAGGCCTCACGCAGCGCTTTGAGCGTGGTCTCGGCAGTCCGGCGGCTCGGCGTGTCGATCACCAGCCAGCCATCAGCGCTGTCGATCCAGCCACGCACGCGGCGCACCACGATCGGGGCATTGGGTAGCATCTCGGTGAGCACGTCCTCGCGGATCCGCTTACGCTCGCGGTTGCCTACGCGGCGGCCCTCGTCGTCGGCGATCTTCTTGACCTTCTTGGCGACGGCATCGTTGAGCACCGACGCGGGCAGCAGGCGATCGCTCATCTGGAACACGAAGCCGACGCAATCATTGCTGACGATCGCCATACGGTCATCGCCGATCGCGTAGGGCGAAGCGAAGCCGGCGGCGCTCATTTCCATCGGGCCAGGCTCGCGCGCCGGATGCTCGGCCAGCTGGTGACCAATGCCGCGTGCGATCAGGTCGTTGGCCACAGTTGCGCTGAAACGAAAAAGGGAAAGGTTACAGGGCAGCATGTGGTGACCTCAGAAGGAAAGGCGGGGCAGGAAGGGGACGAACACGCAGGCAGCGATGACGATGCCTCCGACGAAGGCGAGGTAGATCTCGCCGTCGCCGTACCGCTTGGCCGTCAGGCTGCGCATGCGGGCGCGCAGCGCGCGGTGGGCACGAAAGGCGACCGCTACCAGCGGCTTCGGCGCCGGCGGCGTGTAACCGCGTGCCAGGGGCAGCGCGGCTCGCGTAGACTGTGTGCGGGGTTCGAGCGCCGAACCGGCGCCGATTGGGAATGTCATGTTCCGTTCTCCTTTGGTTGGTGTCGGGCGGTGCGTGGGGAGTGCTGCAATCACTCCCCCGAGCCCCGCTTCTTACGCGCCGGCGTCGCCGGCGATTCGTTCGGCCCACGCTGGAACACCCAGCACTTGACCGTGCGGCCACGGCTTTCGTCGGTGTTGTCGTGCAGCCAGATGCTGCTGTTCACCGCCTTCACGTCGACGAACTTCCGCGAGCGTGAGCTGCGCAGGTACTTTTTCAGGTCGGCCAGCGGCGGCACGTCCAGGCGGTGAGTAGCCGCCACTTCCTCGAAGTGGTTGAGGTTGACGGCGATCTCGCCCGGGTTACGGCTGTGGTTGAGCGACGACGCGGCCGCATTCCAGGTGTCCAGGTAGTCGAACCGCTCCCAGAAGATCTGCACGACCTTGTGGTCGCTGCTAATGGCCTCCTGGCGCTCGATCGCCATGGACTGCACTTCTCGCGCTACGGCGTCGCGCTGCTCATCGGTGAAGCTCACCACCTGGCCAAGCGCCGCGAACACGGCCAGCAGCTGGCCATGGTTCTTCGCGATACGGGTGGTTTTCACCTCCGGGTGTTCAAGGATGGCCTGCTCGTACTCGCCGGCCTTGGTCAGGATGGTCTCCATCACCTTGGCTTCGGCGCGCGTGGCCAACAGCAGGAAGTGACTGAGCTGGTCCACCGGCATCTGCTCAAGCTTCAACGCCGCGGCGCGGGTCTGTGACGTATGCGCCGAACGGTCGACGGTGATGTGGCAGATGCGCTGCATGATCGCTTCGCTTGCCTCCACCTTCGCGTTCTGCGAAATCACGACCGTGGCGCGGAAAGGCGGCTCGCGCGTCTCGTTGCCGGAGTTCTTCACGCCGACGGCGCGCACGCTGCGGCCGTTGTAGGCGGTCTTGAGCTCGTCCCAGTCAAAACGCTTCTTGGCATCGTCGTCGCGATCGCTTTCGATCAGCACGACGGGCAGGTTGGACACCTGGGCAAAATTGCGGGCGCGGGCGGCCAGCGTTGCCTTGGATGGGTCGAAGCCCTCGTAGTCGCGGCGGCCGAAAAGCTTCCACATGAACTCGATCAGCGTGGATTTGCCGGCGCCGGCCTCGCCGACCAGCTCAAGGAACGGATAGCTCTTTTGCACATGGCGGATCTGCTCGGCGAACAAGCTGCCGAACCAGAACGACAGGGCGACCAGGCCTTTGGCGCCGAAGCACTGCCACACCAGGTCGAGCCAGTCGGCCCGGTACTCGCTGCGGTCGCGGTTAATGGTGAGCTGCGGCGAGGCGGTCAGCGTTTTCAGGTTGAGCCGGCCCAGCTCGAAGTAATCCTCGTCGTTGAGCGCATGCACCACGCCGTCCTTGATGGCGATATCGCCCATCACGTAGGCCGCGTGCTCTTTGCTGTAGCCGATGTAATCGATCGTATCGACAGTTTTGATGTTGAACAGCTGCCGCTGGATGATGCGATCGAGCTGCTGGCTGGTACCGGTGAACACCGCACCTGGTGCGATGCTGAGCAGGCGCTTCTTGAACTCGCTGGCACTGGCCAGGCTGCCACCCGCAAAGGTGTTCTTCACCGACCCGCCGTTATGCGGGAAGCTGATGCGGTAGTAGTACCAGGACTCATCCGTGACGGCGTTTGCCTGGTAGTACAGGGGTTGCGGGTTGCAATTGGCGATCTCGATGTTGTCGCACGACTCGGCAAGGGCCTGCTTGCGGCGCTCGCCTTCGTCCTGGTCGGGATCCTTTTCTTGAAGCTGCTGGGCGGCCTTGTCGTAGGCCTTGATGTCCAGGTCGAACCAGTAAAGGCGATCGCCGAAGTCGTAGAAGAACGTCGCCATGCTGGTCCGGTTGTAGATCAGCAGCGCCTTTTCCTGGTGATTGCGCGCGATCAACAGGGAGCCTTCGTAGCGGCAGTCCTCGATGTCGCGGGTGCCGAGCTTGTCGGCGAGGTGCAGATCGTTCCAGTCCTGCTTGCCCTTGGTCGTCTGCTTGACCGTGGCGGCTTCGCACTTCCAGGCGTCCTTTTGGCCACGCTTCACCCAGCGCTGCGTGTAGTCGCGGCCTGCAGCATCGCCATCGAGCGCCCACACCAGCAACGGGAGATCCTTGCCGCGTGCGAGTGCAAGGCGACGCAGGAAGTCGCCCGGGTAGTTGTTGCACGTCATGGCTGACACGGCGGTGATGCCGTGATGGCCCAGCGCGATCGCGTCGAAGATGCCCTCGACGATCCACAGTTCGGTGCATTTGGCCAGCACTTCGCCCGTCACAGTCGGCGGCACCCACACTTCGCCGGCGTAGCTTTTGCCCGGCGCAAACCGCGCCTTCATCTTGCCGAAGCGATGCGGCCGATCGATCAGGCGCTCCCAGTAGCCACCACCCGGCAGCGGGAAGCGCACCGTGGCCGTCGTCGCCTGGCTCTCCGGATCCTTGAACCACTCCTGCGTGTAAGCGTTCTGCACGCGGCTGAGGTTGAAGCCGCGCGAGTTCTTGAGGTACGCGTCGGCCGCGGCGTGCGGGTTGGCCTCGGTCTTTTTGAAACGCTCGGACCAGTCCTCGAACAGGTCGGGGAACAGATCCTTGACCGATGCCTCGAAGCCGCAGTTTTTCAGGCGGCCGCAGCGCACTACCCACGGCGCGCTCGCCTTGGCGTAGAGCTCGGGCTTGCCGCACTGCGGGCACTTGCCACCGCGCAGGAAATCCTTCCGCGGCTTGCAGCCGTAGCGGTCGGTCAGCTCGCGGGTGATGTCGTGGAGAAGTTCCGGCGTCATGCCTGGTCGCCTTCGATGGGCGTCCACATCGCGCCGCGCGGACCGCAAGTGGCGCCCATGCGGCGCATCCGGTCGCAGTCAGTTCCCAGATACGTGCCGCCGCGTTCGTCGATAGCGCGCCTGTCATCGATGAACACGTCCATTTCCTCGACGGTGGCCGGCACCGGGCCGCATTCGGGCGGCAGGGTGCAAAGGAGAAAGCGCGCACCCGGAAGACGCGTATGAAACGCGCAGGTGGAGCAGGTGGGATAGGCGATGCTCATGCCGCCACCCCGCGCACCGGCATGCCGAGCACATCGGCCACCCACTTGAGGTGGGCGAACGCGAGCGGGAAGTGAGCGCCGCCAACGGCGAGGCACGGCGTGCCGGCAGCCAACACGCACACCTGGTCGCGCGGAGCACTGGCCACGGCGACGTGCATGCCGCGCAGCGTGATCGCCGCGGTGACGTAGCCGGTCGTGCTGTTAACGACGACCAGGTCGAGGCCGATGTCCTCGCGCAGGGGCAGCGTGCTCACGCCACACCGCCCTTACCGGTGACGGCGATGTCGAGCTGGGAAATAGCGCGGTCGAGCCTATCGAATACGCTATTGAGCAGCTCGTAGACCTCGTCGGGGCCGACCATCTGCGCGTGCAGGCCTGCCGTGATGCAGGCGTTGGCGGCGAAGAGAGCGACTTTCGCGGAGCGCAGTTCGTTGAGGCTCGACGCGATGTTGTTCTGGCGTTGGCTCTGGGCGCGCAGGTGTGCGCGTGCGACACGGTGACGTGCAGTCATGGGGCAATTCCTAAGTCGGGTTATGCCCGACACCCCAACGCCAATTAGGGTGACGGACGACGCAAGGTTGGCGTACCGGGGACTTAGGAACCCGGCAGGCCCGAAGGCCTCCCTGCGCCGCCCGCCATAGAGCGAACTGCGCTGCGTGCAAGCGTACGCCGAAGCCAGACGAAAAAAATGCGCCTGCATCGGTCGATGGGCGCTTGCGCGCCTAAGTCCATTGATCGGGACGCCAATCCCGGTCGCCGATTTGGCGGCGACGGCCGAAGCATCCCTCCGGTGTGGGGCGAGTGTCAACGGTTGTTCGCGCTTTTTCGTGGTCATAAGGCAAGCCGTATCCGTTCCGGCCGTCGCAGGGACAGCCGGTCAAGGTGAGAACGAGGGTCGAGCGCTACGGCGCGGGTGTTAGAGCGCCGCGCTGCGTCCGCACTGGTGGATGCTGTGGGCCGGATCCGGTGGCGCGTCGTTGTGTGCCCGGGCGAGCTGCAACACGTCGCTGGCCGTCAGCTGGTAGACGTTGCCGGTGCGCGGATCCACGACGCGAACCACGTAGGACGTGCTGTGGTTCATGTCGATGTATGCGGGCAGGTGCTTGGCCTGGAGGTCGGCCAGGGCGTGCATCGTGTAGCTCGCGGCGGCGGACTCGGTGATGCCGGCGGTGGCAACCAGGTGCGCCGCGCAGCGCTTCACGAGCTGGTCGCTGTCCAGGTGCTCGGCCTGGTGCTGTTCGAGAAACTGCGACGCCTGGAGCGTGAGCATGGCGGCGTAACCAGGTTCTTTGATAGTGGCTGGTGACACGAGACCCCCTGCGGTCAGTTGAGCGCCATGGGCGCGTAACGGGTGGATCCGGCCTCGGTGCTGGGCGGCGTAGTCGAGGACGGGGGAAGCTGGCCAGCGCCCGACTGGGCCGCAGGCACGACGATGTCGTTGGAGCGGCGCTCCACGATGGGGAGAGAGACCGCGCGGGAAGGGGTGAGGCTGGGCACCAGCGTGCGGACGATGCCGAGATGCGCCACGCAGCGGTGGCCACACTCGACGTTCATGCAGTCGAGGTAGATCTCGCGCACCAGGTTGCTGAGCTGCCGCGATGTGATGGTGCGCATGCGGCCTTGGCAGTGCGGGCAGGCGATCGTATTCCGGATGGCTGTCATAACCGTTTAGTCCTTGTACACCGCTTCTACGCTTACTTAGGCTCAAGGCCGCCCACGGGCGGCCTTGCTGTTGCATGCGCCGCCTGACCTTCGAGGTAGACGGCCAGCACGTAGCCCGCAACGGTGGTTTTCTTGTGCCCGGCACAACGGACCGCCTCAGCGTGCTGCGCAGGGGACAAGGAAATGCCGACACGGACACCCTTGCCAGGGTTTCTTGGCGCATAGGACCGACGGCTGCGGCCACAGACAGGAGAGTTATTCATGGCTATGGGTTACGATGCCGAAGTGTCACACAAAACGAATGCTATCCCACGTATTGTGGGATTACAACCCACAGACAGTGGGATCATCTCAGTGCAGGGTAAAAGCATGGAAGTGATCACCGACGACGTGGTGGATCGACTGCAAAAGGTGTTCGGCGTGACCACGGATGTCGCCCTCGCCTCGGCGCTCGGACTCTCGAAGAATGCGCCGGGCAACTGGCGCAAGCGCAGCGCACCGCCTTACGAAATCTGCGCTCAGGTGGCCGCGGCGCACAGCGTCTCGCCGACCTGGTTGCTCTTCGGCGTCGGCAGCCAAGATTTAGAGGCCTGCCGTGCAGCGGCGGCCCAGCCTGACCACAAACTGACGCCACCGGCAGAAAGAATCACTCAATTTGTGGGCCAGTGGGACGCATCCCGTGCGGCTGATGAGGTCGTGTGGCTTGAGCAACAGCTCAAGCGTTCCGTTCCCGAATACGCCGACTGGCTGGTCGCGTCAGGAAACCGGATCTAATCCGAGCGCAGTTATAAACCGCGTCTTTATGCAAATTTGCATTGTGTGACGCTTCGTCTTTATTATTACGATCAACACACCCGCCACGCCTCTGCAGCTGTTCATTGCTGTAAGCGCAAATAGGCGGGTTTTTTTTGCCTGGAGTACGGGGGGAGGGATGCGGTACACCAAGGGACCGTTGACCTACGCGGAGCAGCTGCAGCTGTTGCGCGACCGAGGCATGCAAATCGAAGATGCGCAGCGCGCCATGCGCTACCTCGAACGAGTCGGCTATTACCGGCTCATGGGCTACTTTTTCCCGTTCCGCAAACCTGGCCTCGACGACTATATAGATGGAGCATCGTTTGAGCGCTCGGTGCAGCTTTATGAATTTGACCGTGGCCTCCGTGCCCTCGTGTTGGATGCCATTAGCCACGTCGAAGTAGCGGTGCGCACGTCGGTCACCTACGAAATGGCCCACGCCTACGGCGCGTTTGGTCATTGTGATCCCGCGAACGTGGCATTCCAAAAAAACGACTGGCACGCCCGTTGGATTGATGACGTTCATCAGGAAACGGAGCGGGCGCGGGAGACCTTCATTGATCACTATCGAAACAAGTACGACGACTTCCCCAAGCTGCCCATCTGGATGGCCACCGAGGTCATGTCGATAGGCACCGTGTCGAAGCTCGTGAAGGCAATGCATCCGGTGGATCAAAAGCGTATCGCCGATCGCTTTCAGCTACATGCCCCCGTCTTCAGCAGCTGGCTGCATACCATCGTCGTGGTTCGGAATATTTGTGCGCATCACGGGCGGTTCTGGAATCGCGTCTTTGGTGTGCAACCGGTTCGACCGCGCGCCGGCGAATGGCAATACATGACCGATCAGCTTCCGAGCGATCGCTCGTTCTTCATGCTCCTAGTGCTGCGCAAGCTCTTGAGAAGCACAACCGAAGATGGCGAGGCATGGCGTGACCAGGTCACCGCCCATCTGGTACCAATGCTTCAGGATCCAGGTCACCTTTTGTCGATGGGCGCGCCAAAGGATTGGGAGAACCATCCATTGTGGCGAGCCAAGCGCCGACCCTAATCACGTACCGTTCGCTGTACCTGTTGCCTATGTTCGGCCAACAAAGTCGCCACAGCGCCTAGCAGTGAGCGCGGGATCCGCATCGGTGTCGTGGGCTCGCGATAGGGGCCGCGCGGCCGTGGCGGCTGTTTGGCAGTCCGCGGTCCAGGGGTTTTCATGAGGCGTCGCCCTCCGCTTCGTAGGCTGCGTCGTCATTGGACTCTGTCACCGCGGCATGATCGGCGGCTGCGGCCTTGTTTTCGAGGCGCAACGCGGTGGTGTAGCCGCCTTCGCCGTCGAGCTTGTGCGTGGCGCTCGCGACGATCCAGTCGATGGCCGCAATGTCCGCTTTCCAGCCCTTCAACACCACCGGCATTTCCGGGTAGACGTCCGGACGACCAACGGCCAGCTCGACGTCAAACGTGGCCGCACCACGCTGCACGCGCGCAAACTCCGCCTCGGCTGCACGCTTGGCGTCTTCCTCGCTGGCGTAGTCACCGCGCATGATCTTGACGTGTCCGTTCTTGCCGGCGAGCGCCATGTGACCACGGGCGGCGCCCACGTCGTGCCAGCGCGCACGCACGCCGGTGTAAGCGCTGCGATCGACGCTCTGGAAGTGGTGGCGATCGCCGGCGGCACGCGTCAGCGTCAAAGTGGCCAGCTCCGTGCCGCCGGCCGTTTGCACCTGGCCGATCGGCGCGAAGATCAGGCAGCCATGTTTCACGGTGGCCACCGCATCCCATTGCTTGCCCAGGCGGCGCAGCAGGGCCATGTCGCTTTCCGTCTGGTCGATCTGTCCGACGGCGCGGCTGGCCAGCTTGGCCGATACGCGCGGCGTGAGACCGTGCTCGCCGGCGATGATGTTCACGACATGGCCGATCGTGGTGTTGCTCCAGCTGCGTTCTTTGCGGGTTGCCAGGCCGGTGGAGACGCGCGCGCTACGACCACGCACATGGATCTTGTCCGGTGCGCCGGTGTGCTCGACTTCGTCGATGGTGAAGCTGCCCTGCAGGCTGATGCCTTCGCCTTCAAAACCAATCATCACCTCCGCAACGACACCCTTGCGCGGCAGCGCGATGCGTCCATCGGTGTCCTCGAATTCCAGGTCGAGTTGGTCGGCGTGGTCCTCCCGGCTCGCGGCGATCGACAGCGACGACAGGCGGGGGCGCAGCCGGTCGGTGATGTCTTTGCCCTCGATGGTGACGGTGAACATGGGGCGCAGCATGGTGGTGCTTGCGGACAGCGTCATGGCTGCGCCCCATTCGTGCTGCGATCGGTGTTGATCGGCGTGTCGGTTGGCAGGCTGTCACTGCGCTCCAAGGTGAGCGAGAAATCGACGCGGCGCGGCGTGCCGTCTGCCAGGTGGTAGCGCTGCGTCGTTTCCATCGAGTCGATGTAGAAGGTGCCGTACACGTAGCCCGTGCCGTCGACCAGGACATAGGCATTGCCGTTGCGACCCATCTGCTCCAGCTGCGTGATGGACGCGAGTTGCCCGGTAATTTCAGGGGCTACCGTTCCCGACAACGTCAAGGATTCCGAGCCGGGGCCCAGATACTGGAACGAATCGCGAGCGCCAATGCGCACGGCGGCGCCGTGCTTGAACTGCATCTGCCGTCGCAGTTCGTCGAATGCGGCTGTATTCATGCCGAAGGCAAAGGGGCCGAGAGCCAGCAAGGTGTAAGCCATCATGATCAATGGTCCGAATAGGCGGAGCGATTACGTGCTTGCTGTTGGCGATCGCGTTCGTTAAGTGCGTCGCTCACGGCCTTCTTCACCTGGGCCGGATCCGAGCCTCGGGCGTCGATGTGAATCGTCGTGGGGCCCGCGGCGGTCGCGGCAGCTGCCGCCGGCGGCGCTACCGGCGTATTCGGTGCGATAACGCCATTGCCGGCGGCGTTGGGCTGATTGCCGGGCAGCGGCGTGCGCCCGATCGCTTCCCGGATTTGCCGGTGCCTTTCGGTATCCCACGGCATGACCCAATCGATCGGTACATTGCCCGGCGCCGCCGGCGTCGGCGACTGGCCGAAATTGCGAATGCGCTGGATCAGATCCGATACGCCTTGGAGCTTGGTCGAGATCCACGTGAGCGCATTGCGCGCCGCGTCTTCCACGCCACGCCACATGTCGGTGAACCACGTCTTCACCGGATCCCAGTGGGTGGTCACGTAACCGGCGGCATTGCCGATCGCCTCACCCAGGCCGACGAATATGCGTGCGCCGAACGAGACTGCGGCGATCACGCCATTGAGCACGGTGCCAATCACCTGGCCGAAGGTGACACCGCTCTCGCGCGCGCCGTCGAGCTGTTGCGTGGTCGCCTGCATCGGAGCGAGCAACTGGACGAACCATTGCCACGCCGCGCTGAGCCCCGAGGCGACCAGGTCAAAGGCCGGCTTCAACGGTGCCAGGGCATTCATGAGGTCGGCGAACGCGGGGCGTACCGTGCTGGTGATGCCCTGGCCGACACCTTCGAACCAGGCGGCGATCACCTGCCAGTAGTGGCGCACCACGACGATGACGGCGGCGATCACCGCGACCAGGGCGAGCACGGGCCAACTCAGTCCGGCGATCGCAACGCCGGCAAGGCGGGCACCGGTCGCGATCATCGGAAACACGGGGGCCAGAGAGAGCACGCCGCCGGCGCCGCCCAGGCGACCGATAAAGCCGAATAGGAAGCGCAGCATGTTGAGCTGCGATAGCACGCCGCCCAGCGCGATCATCATGCCGCCGGCGGCAGTGGAGAGGATGCCAAACGCTCCGGCGGTCACGAGCGCGCCCTTGGCCAGCACGGGGTGACGTTGCGACCAGGCTGACAGCGTGCGCATGACGCCCACGAGCTTCTGCAGGCCGGTGACGTAGAGCGGTAGCAGCTGTGTCCCCAGCTCGCGGTAGAGATCCGCCTTCTTTGCCTGGAGCTCCGCCTCCTGGCCCGCGGCGGTCTGTTGCGCCTCGTTGTAGAGGGCGTCGACGCCGTAGGCGCGTGGGGCGGCCGCCAGGTGCTTGGCGATGCTCGCGCGCTCCATGAACAGAGAAGAAAAAAGGTCACCGCCCTTACGGCCCGAGAACAGGGCATTGATCTTGCTGACTACCTGCTTGTCGGTGAGCGTGCCGTCCGGGTTGATCTTCGGAATCACCTTCTGCATCAGGAACTGGAACGGGTTCGCGCGATACAGCTCGCCGTCCTTGAGTGCATCGGGTAGCAGCTTGGTGACATGCCCCGTTTTGCCGTACTTCACGGCGTTGTTGTTGAGCAGGCCGAGCTGCGCCAGTTCTTCGGCGGCCTGCTGCGTGGTGCGCCCGGCCGCCCAGTTCTGGTAGGCGGTGGCCAGGCCGGTACCGGTGCGATGGCCACCCATTTCCTGCACGGTGTGCAGCAAGCCGAAGAAGAACGATGTGTCATCCAGCTGTTTAGCTGCGACGCCGCCGGTCTTGATCATGTTGAGCAGATCTTCGGACTTCACCAGGCCGCCGGAGGCCACGTAGGCCTGCGTGGCGAAATCCAGCACCCGCTTGAGGCTTTCCGGGTTCTTGGCCGCGCCGCGCAGCTCGGCGACCTTGAGCAGATCCATAAACATGGCTTCGGCGTTGTCGCCGTGGCCCTCACCGTGGCCGCCCTGCGCCATCACGGTCTCAATGCCGAACTTCATGCGTGCCAGGTAGGGCGTCACCGCCTCGGCCTCGTGCATGTCGCGCAGCACGCTGTAAGACTCTTTCAGGAGCTTCAGGTTTTCCGTCGCGCTGGTGCCCATTACATCCATGCCGCGGGCGAACTTCACCGCGTCGGACACCATCGCGTCACCGATGCCCAAGGCGCGTAGCTGCGCCATCTGCATCTGGAAGGCCTTGGCCTCCTGAAGGGTCGGATCCAATGCGCCGAGCACATGGCGGCCCGTTTCCATAGCCGCGTAACCACCCACGACCAGGTGCGACGCCGCGGCCTGCCCGCGTTCGTAGGTGTGGCGCGCCGCGGCTGCGCGCTGCTGCTGCTGCGAGAGCTTCTGCAGCTGAGCCTGCTGACCGGACATCTGGCGGGTGGTGGCCGCGATGTCGTTGCGCAGCTGCACCTCGTGCTGGGACAGGTTGCGGGTGTTGATGCCTGCGGCGCCCAGCGCCTGGCGCATCGTCTGCAAGCGCTGGACGTTCTGGCCGTACTGGCGTTCAAGCGTAGATGCCTGGCGCTTGGCCGCGGCGAACTCGCGCTGCTGCGCCCGGGTAGGGGCCGTGGTGGCGGCGATCGCTCGACCCAACGCCGTGGCGCGCTGCTTGGCCGTGTTGAGTTCGCCGTGAAGCTTCGCCGTGCCCGCCTTGAGTTCGCGGAAGCCCTTGAGGTCGTCCTGGGCTTTCTGCAATTCCTTGAGGCGCTGCTTGGTCTCGCGCAGCGCCTTGGAAGTTGCCGATGAGCTGCCGGTGATGGAACGGAGCGGGGCGGTGGCCTTGTCGATCATGCCCAGCAGTACGCTCAACTTCAGATCCATCAGTCCTCTCCGCCGTTACGAATGCGCGCTTGCTCGCGCCACTCCATCAGTTCGATCAGCTCCATCGCGTCCATCACGGGGGGCGCCCAGTGGAACACCACCGCGATGTCGGCCATGGCGTCCTCTACGCGGGCTGGAAGCCCTCGCGGTTCGCTTTCGTCAACAAAAAACCGGCCACCTCCATGCCGAACTGGGTCATGTCGGCCGGATCGAGGTTGGACACCTCGGGCTTGGTGAGCGTCGGCGACGTGATGCGAGGCAGCACCACTTCCAGTGCAGCGACATCCATGTGCAGCAGGTTCACCAGCTGCGTGCCGCGCAGCTCGCCCGCCTTGGGCTTGCGCACGGTGACGTGGGTGATCTTGGTATCGCCGCGGACGATGGGTTCCTCGAGCGTGATGGTGGCGACGGTGGCGTTGCGATCGGACATGAGAAGGTTCCTTGGAAGGCGGTTGAAGACACGCCCCGATAACTCGGGGCGCACCTGGTCAATGCGGAGCGGGATTACCAGTGGCCGATGGCGGCGCGCTGGGCGGCGAGGATGTCGATACCGTCGACGATGAACACGTTGTTCGGGACGTCGATCTCGATCAATGGCACACCATTCACCGTCTCCTTGTAGTACGACACCTGCATGGTGAACTTGTGCTCGGTCGTGTCACCGGGCTTGGCATCGCCGCGATCGATTTCGCTGTAGCGGCCACGGGCCACGATTTCCACGGACTCATAGATGCCGGTGTCCTCGGCCTGGTAGGCGCCCGCCCAGCGCAGCATCACGCCGCCAACGCTGGTCGCGCCGAACTTTCGCAACGCTTCGCGCAGGTAGCCACCGGCGGTGAAGCCCAGCTCCATTGCATCGGCGCCGGTGTCGAGCTTGAGCGTTCCATCCATGCCGGCGCCGCGGAAGTCTTCCATCTTGCGCGCGAGCTTGGGCAGGGTGACGGAGCGCACCTGGCCCATGAACGACACGCCGTCCTGGAAGGTGTCGAAGTTCTTGAGGGTCTTGGGGAGTGCCATGGGCAAATTCCTCGATCAGCAGAGAAGGAAGCCGGCGACGGTGGCCGCCGGCCAAAGATCAGCCGTTGTTGGTCGACGTCACCGCGGCGACCAGGTTGGCCACGTAGGTGTCGGTGAAGGTCTGGCGCAGCGTGAGGTCTTCCAGCGGCGGCACCGGCGTGTAGTCGTAGGACAGCGTCAGTGCGCCGGCCTTGAGCGTCGAGGTGTCGTTGAGCGACGGATCGAACCAGCAACGGCCGCCGAGCAGCATGCCCTGAGCGGTAAGGTCGCGAAGCTTCGCGTTGATCGATTCGACGATGTCGCGCACCAGACTGGCGTGCATGGGCTTGTCGCTGTACGCGAACACGCCATCCCCGATGGTCGCCGCGACCACCTGCGCCGTGCGCGTATAGCTCTCGAAGACGAAGTCACCGTCGTCGCACGTGCGCGAGCCCCAGAAACGGAAGCCGTTACGGTTGATCAGGGTGGTGACGCCGGCCTCGTTGAGGATGTCAGCGTCGGTGCCTTCGGTGAGGTAGTCGAAAAACACGTCGGCGCTGATGCCCGTCACGTTGTTCACCGGCACGTTCGAAAGCACCTTGTGCCAGCCGGTAGTTTGGTCAATCTGGGCGCGCAGGCCGAGCGCGATCGCCACCGTCATCGCCTTCGCGGACGCATTGGCCGTGGTGTCCCACGCCGTGAAGTCCGGCCAGATCAACATCAGTTCGCGAGCGCTGAAACCCTGACGGAACGTCTTGGCGTCGGCGATGGTGTCCGCGTCGGCGCAGGTGGCATAGGCGAACGCGCCCAGTTGCTTGGCGACGGTCGCCAAGGCCTGCGTGACGGCCTCACTGTCGTGGCCGGGAACGCCCAGGATGCGCGGGCGCAGACCCACGCGCTGCTCAGCCGTCAGTAGCGCCTTCATGCCGGTGTAGCGGCCGGTGGCATCGGTGGTGCCGATGATGTTGGAAGTGGTGGCCGCCTCATCGACGCCTTCGGTGACGCGCACCACGACGACAGGGCACGAGACCTGGTCGGCTATCGCCTGCAAGGTCTTGGCCAGCGTGCCGGCGATGCCCGCCTTGGCAATGCCATCCTGCGGCCGCGTGAGCAGCACCGGCGTGTCGATCGGGAAAGCGGCGGCATCCGCATCGGCGGCGGTAACGACGACGCCAATCACAGCGGTGGAGATGGTCTTGAGAGAAAGGGCGGCATCGCTGCTTTCGAGGATGCGGGCGCCGTGGTGGTATGCGGTGCTGGTCATGGTGGCCTCACGGTGTGGAAAGGTGGCGCGGCGTCGTGCCGCCGGGTCGAACGATCGGTGTTACACGGAGCCCTCCGTGCCGGCGTGCAGCCCGATGTTGCTGTTGGAAATGCTCGCGCCGCTGGCGTTGAAGAACTTGATGTTCACGGAATACAGACGCCCACGCGTGCCCGACGATGGGCCGTAGGTGGACGTCGTGTAATGCGTGTCGGGGTTGGAGCTAAGCGAAGTCGGCGACGGCATCGCATTGGTGATGGAGCCGCCGGAATCCGCGTTGTCGATCGTGTAGCTGCCCCATGTGACCTGGACCGAAGCCGCGCCCGCCGGAACGCCACCGGAGGTGAACAGGTGGAAGCTCGTGCTCGGGTCGGCGTAGTACACCTGGTACGTGTTTCCACCGGTGATCCGGAAGCCAATGGTGCAGAAGCCGGTGCCTTGTGCCGGAATGACGTAGGCACGCGTGAACTGCTGACCGTTGATCGGCAGGGCATAGCTCGCCGTACCTTTGCGCGCCCACTGGGGGCCCATGTCGTTGCCGGCGGCGTCGCGCATGCCCAGCGCCGGCCCTGGCTGGCCATATTTAGCCGCGGCATAGCGCAAGGGCGAGCCATCAGCTCGCCGCAGGAAAGTGGCAACGGGACCGTCGCCAACGACGTCCTGATCGAACAGGTCATCGGTGTCCCCGATCGCGACATTGCTGAACTTACTTGTCATGCCTGCGTGCTTTGGGCAGCAACTGCGGCAGCGCGCTCGTTGTAGAGCGTGTCGTAAGCCGCTTTGATGATGAGGGCAATACCGGCGGCGGAGAGCTGTGAGAGGTCAGCACCGGTAACGGGATCCGCGCCCGAGCCAAAGCAGCGCGCGGCGATATCGGGAATGGTGACCTGCAGGACGTCGTAGCCGCCGGCAAGTGGCTGGTACGCATCGTTGACGAAAAGCGACTCACGCGCCTGAAAGGAAATGGTGCCGCCTCCCGTGAGCGGGTCGTAAAACAGGTGCGTTTGCTCGGCGATCATCTCGGCGGTCACGCCGGGGGCGATCTCGCGGATGCGGGCGTTCGTGGTATCGGTCATGCCGCTTTCTCCAACTTCTCGATGCGGCGCAGGAGCGCCGCGAAGGTACGTTCGTGATCCTGCAAGTGCAGGGCGTTGTCCAAGGAGCACTCAAGCGCAAGGCCTGCTTTGTCGACGCTCAGCATCGTTGGGCCGCGCTTGCCCATCTTGACGCCCTTGCGGACGTACCATGGCGCGAAGCGGCGCAGCGTCTGTGCAACAACACCCACGTCGTGCTGATCATTTGCGATCAGCTCCCACTCGCGGAAAATCCTTGCGCAACGGAGGGCGATTCCGCGCAGCACTTCGCGCTTGCGGATATTCTTTTTCAGGCGGCGGTCAGAGCCGACTTGGAACCCACCATTCGCAACAACAGCGCCGACCGCTGAAATCTGGTTGTTGGACGGACTGCAGCTGAGCATCGATGCCATGTAGCCGCCGCTCGAATTCTTCGAGCAGATGGTGAACCCGCCGCTGTTTGCCGCCAGGTAGTAACCGTTGGCACCGCTATTGTTGTAGTTGAAAGCAACATCGCATTCGTTGCCGGGCGCAGTGAAGGTGCCTCCCGTGCTGCTGATAGCGTTTGCGGTGATGCTTCCGTAACGGTCGATGTAGAAAACACGGTTATAGGTCGTTCCGTCGGTGTCGTAGAAGCCCCATCCGCCGGAACCACCGCCGTGATGATTGATGAACGACATGTCGCCCCAGCCGTTCGTCACGTTCCACGACAGGTACGAGCCCTGCCCTTGCGTGCCGGGGAGAGTCTGGCCTCCTATTACATGAAGGCCACCGGTCGTATTGAACGAGCCGCGTTGGGAGGTGTTGCCGTTATCGTCGACCGACCAGTTCCACGTGCTGCCTGCCTTATTGATTATTCCGACAATGCCGGAAGGGTCGGCGCGCATCGTCGCCCAATAGCTGCCGCTATTGAGTTGCATGCCCGAGCCCGAGATACCAAGCAGGCCAGACAGGTTGCCGCCGGTCAATGAAAGCTTGCCTGCCAGCGCATTCGTCACCGTCGCAGCGAAATTCGGATCGTCGCCCATCGCGTCGGCCAGCTCTTTCAGCGTATCGAGCGCGCCAGGTGAGCCATTGATCAGCGCATTGACGGCTGTGGTGATCTGCGCGCTGACGCTGGCTGGCGTCGACTTTCCATCGAGTGCCGTCTGTAGACCGATGATGTCGCTGATGGGGTGCGAATGCGCCTTAGGTGCGGCTCCGATGTCGGTGAGCACGTCGGCTGCGGTTTTGGTTTGCAGTGCGTTCGTGCCGTTGCCGACCAGGTAGGCGCCGATTGGAATCGTGGCCAGCCCCGTGCCGCCGCGCGCAACGACGAGGGTTCCGCTGGTGATGTCGGCAGCGCTGTGCGTATGCGCACTTGGCGGGAAGCTACCAGGAACCCCTTGCAGGTTGGCCCATTGTTGGTACCAGGCGCCGTCCTTGCCGTCGAGCAGATCCGCGTCCAAACCATTGCCCGAGCCAGTGTCATATTGCGCGGCGCCGCGAATGCCAAGCGCGGTGCAGAAGGCCAGCACGCTGGCCTTGGTCAGGAGTGTTTTGACGAAGGCGGACGGTGCACCGGCGCCGAGCCGATCGGTCAGCACGGCGAGCAAGTTCTTCGCCGTGAGTGCTTTCTGCGTGTCGGTGCCGGTGATCGCCTCGGCGTCACTGGCGAGGCGCACTACGCCGAGCGTATCGGTGGTGGCCGCGGGGTTGCTGAAATTGGAATCGCCGAAGGTCACTTGCGTGGCGTCGATCGCCGCGAACTTGACGTCCACGGCCAGCATCATGGTGGCCTGGGCTGACTTCTCCACGATCACGTTGGCCTGGCCATACGAGGCAAACAGGCTTCCGTCCGCCAGGTAGAAGCCGAAACCGCGGACGCTGTACACGTCGGCACCGGTATCGCTCACCGTGACGTGAATCGTGTCCGGCGAGGTCGCGCCTCCGGCGATAGTCGCGATGCGCTTGATCTCCGCCGGCAACGGTCCCCCCGACACGAAGGCGGTGGCGGTGACACCAACCGATGCGATGCGGACGGCATTGGTGCCATCGCCCTGGGCGTTGCGGAGCGCGGCACGGCCGGCGTCGGTGACGGTGAGCGTTAGTGCCATGTCAGGCGGCCTCAGCAAGCTGCAGACGCGCGTAGGACACGGGGCGGGCAACGGCCATCAGGCCGACGCCACCCAGCGCCTGGGCGCCTTGGGTGAAAGAGAAGTGCGAGCGCACGGGTTTGGTGCGGATGACTTCCGCGATCACGTCGTCGACGTATTGCGCGGTGGCTTCGGTACCACCATCGCCCGACAAGGTGAGCACCAGGCCAAAGGTGTGGGGCACGCCCTTGGGCTGCATCTGCCACCATTCGCGGATCTCGACGTGACCACCAAAGGCCTGTACCACGTCGCGAACAGACTTGGCCGTGCCCTGGTGCCGCGCGATGTCGATCGCTGTCTGCACACGATTGCGTTTCACCGTGTCGGACCAGTAGGACTTCCAGCTCGATACGGACAGCGACCAGGCCAACCAGGCCAGTAGCTTGCTATCGATCAGCGTGGGGTTCCACAGGGTGGCCAGTGGCGTGGGGATATCGAGCAGAGACAGGCCCACTTTCTCGAGCGCGCGTTCCAGGCCGGTGCTGTTAGGCGGGAGCAGGCTAGGCACCAATGCCCCCGTAGTTCAGCGTGACGGATCGGCAATAGGCGGCCTGGGTGTCGCCGACCACGAGGGTTTCCGTGGGCGAAGCCAGTTCCACATTCTGGATACCGGCGACTTGCAGCGCCGCATAGATGCCCGACAGCGTGATGTCACGACCCAGGCGCCGCGCGCCGGCGAGATAGGCATCCAGACTGGTGCGCGCAGCCGCCAAGACGATATCGGCATCGGGGCCGGCGAACGTGTAGAGCGTGGCGACGATGTCGAACGGCAGGATCTGCGCCGACTGCACCGTGACGTGGTCGGTCAAGGGGCGCACGCTTTCCGCGCTGACCGTGGCGGCGACCGTGTCGAGTAGATCCTGCGGCGCGGTACCGTCGCCATTGCGGGACAGCACGGCCACGGAGACGTCACCCGGCCATGAGGCTGCCTCCAGAGTTGCCGCCATGTCATCGACCAACGCCTGCGCCGCGCCGTGCGCAGCAAGCACGCTGGCAACCAGTGCTTTGATGTCATCGGGGTCGGGACTGGTCGCGCTGGCATCGAGCACGTCACCGGATGCACTGCGTGCGTGGAAGATGTACGCATCGGCAGGGCCGGCGACGGAGAACGACGCCGGTGCGAGCGTGATGCGGTCGCGGTAGTCGTCGTCATCTTCCATGACAGCCGCAATATCGAGCTCCGGCTGGGCCGCGATGATGGTCAGGCGCGAGACGCCGAGCAGGGCGCCCAGGTTGTCGAGGTCGTTCTTCTTCGCCGTGGCAAGAAAGCAGGCGCGCGCGGCGTCGTTGACGCGCTGCCGGAGACCCATAGCGATGTAGGCCAGCGTTTGGAGGATGGCGTTGGCGGGCTCCGATTCGAGATCCGCGTTGAACGTCGGCCACAGGCCCAGTAGCAACGCCTTGGCTTGGGCGTAAAGGGCCTCAAAGCTGAGCGTTTCCACGACGTCGGGTGGTGGCAACTTGCTCAGCTGAATGGCAGACGTCATACCGGTGCCCCTGTGCGCACGTCGACGCTCAGCGATGCGTCGGCGCCGGTGTCAACGAGGCGCCCCGTGATGGTGAGAATCCAACGCCCGGCCATGGCGTCATCGGCCGACAGAGCCACCCGCTTCACCTCGATGCGAGGTTCCCAGCGGATCAAAGCCGCAGCGGCGGCGGCGTAGAGTAGGACGAGGGTGGCGGGATTCGCCGGTGCGTCGATGAGGTCGGGAAGCTGGCTGCCAAAGTCACGCCGCGCGATGCGGCTGCCCAGCGGCGTGGAGAGAATGACGCCAATGGATTGCGCCAGGTGCGCGGTTCCCGACAGCGGTTCACCGGTGGTGCGGTCCATGCCGTTCATGACGCCACCGGCTTGCCGCTGATACCGCTGCCCGGCTGCACCTTGTCGTGGGGGTGGTTCTTGAGACTGATGGGCCCGGCCTTGACGTCGGCATCGGTGGTGATGTCGCTGTCGGCGTGCAACGTGCTGTCGAACGTGACCGCCTCGGAGACATGGAGCTTGCCGGCGATGTCGACGTCGCCTGTCAGCTTGAATCCGTCAGGCGCAATGGCCTCAACCCGTCCACCGGCAGGCAACGAGGCCTTCAGGAGGTGAGTGGCCATGTCGTACAGGAGGACAGCGCCATCGCCGAAAGCCATGACGACGTTGTCGGCGTTGGCGTCGTCCGGCTTCGGTAACGCGTTGGAGAACAGCGCCGGCATCGCAACACCAGCCGCCAGGTCGCCATTGGGCGAGACCACCATGACTTGCTCGCCGATCGACGGCGGATTCCAGATACGTACGCGGCCCGCGCGAGGTGTGATCCAGGGCAGGGGCTTGGTCGTGACGCCGCCGGTCTTGATCGTGACCCGCTGGATGTCCACGTCGACAGTCGCCACGGTGCCGTAGCGGATCAGGTTCGCGAGAATGCGCAGGGCGTCGTCAAGCATGCCCGCCATGCTGCGCACACGCCGCACAACGCGCAGCAATGGCGCGTTCTGTACACACCGTGGCAGAACAACTAGCGGGCCAGGTGTTCCAGCAATAGATCACGCACGAGGGCGCGATCGCGTTCACTGAATCCCAGCAAGGGCCGCTCGGGGTAGCGGATCATCTTGCCCCCAGGTGCGGCGCGATCCTGCAAGCCTTCTTGGTGCACGCGCGCCAGGCGCGCCACGCGTCCGACAAACCCTACCTCCGCACCGTCGGCGGTGGCATTGGCCTTTAACCAGCGTGCCGTGCGCAGCTTCACGAACATGGCGCCCTGTTTCCGCCGGATCTGCCCTCGCTTATCACGCAGGCGATCGCCCTGATTCTTGCGTGCCGCGTACGGCGTACCGTCCGGCGCGACCTGGCTGGCGATGCGCTGCTGCTGGGAGCGACGAAGTGCGCGGGCGATCGAGGTGGCGAGCTGTCGACGTGCCGCCGGTGCGAGCTTCGCCAGGAGAGGGGCGGCCCATGTCTCGAGCTGGATTAGGTCGTCGGCTGCCATAGCCACGCGGCCGTCGGATCGGCCGGCGGTTCGGCAGGGTGATCAAACTGCGTACCGTCGGCGTTCGGGTAGACCGCTTCCGTGAGGTCGATCTCGATCGCTACATCGGCCAGCTCGTTGGAGATCAATTCGCACTCGAAGCGAATGCCCCGCTTGTTGGTCGTGTCGTTCTTGAGCAAGTCGGGCTGTTCGAGTTCCACCCACTGCGTGACGGCCATCGCCAGCGTATCCATGTCGCCGGCGAAATCCTGCAACACGGCGGTCAGCTGGTAGGCATACAGCCAGCCCCGGCCAGGCGCACCGGTGGCTACCAGGTGGCCACGCTCGACGTAGATCGACAGGCGATGCGGATCCCGCGCGATGTCGGGAAGGGCGGCTAGCAACGCGGTACGGAAGCGCCCCGGCTTGTTCATGGCGTCCGGGCCTGCATGTCCTGGTAGTCACGGACCAGCTGCTGCTGAAACTGGGCGTCTTGCGCCTCCCGCTTCCGTTCCCAGTCTTGCAGGGCGGTCAGCTGCTCGGCGATTTCGTGGCAGGTGCCGTAGTTGCCGACGATGACACTGGAGGCTGCAGACGCTGTAACGGCCGAGGCTTGCGCATCAGCGGCTCCGGGGCTTGGTAGCTCGGACAGATCAGCCGCGGCGTCGTGCAGGCGCACAAAGCCAAGAGGCAGAGGGAAATCACGATCAACGCTCGGCGGCACATAGTCGGGCACCTTCAGCTGGATGGAATGGGTGGTGTCATGCACGACGATGAGGCGGTCGACGAAGTGCGTGACCGTCACCACGGTGAGGCTGGCTGCCTGCGCGTCGAACTGCGCCGTAATGGCCTGCGTTTGGGCGAGCGTGAGCTTTCCCCGAAGCGAGCCCAGCTCGATGTGTTGCCATCCGGCGACGACAGCGGCGGCGATCAGGAGCACGCCCAGGAAGATCAGCAACGGCTTAAGCAGAAAGTTCATGCGGCGTGTTCCTCGCGTTGGGTGGAGGCTTCGGCCATGCGGCGCATGGCGACCTGGGCGTTGACCTGGTCAAGCTCGGCGCCGATGAATCGGCGGCCTTCCAGGAGCGCAGCGACGCCGGTGGTACCGGATCCCGCGAACGGATCGAGCACGATGCCGCCCGGCGGACAGCACTTGACCATTTCGCGCATCAGTTTCGTCGGCTTGCCGGTGACGTGATGCTTGTCCGACTGGCGGATGGATTCGACGTGATAGCCGGGCAGGTAGCCGACGTCCTCGCGCGGTGGCATGTCGCCATTGCTGCCCCATACGGCGTACTCGGCGCCGTTGCGGAATCGGCCAGGTCCGCTGGGGCGACCGGCAGGCTTGAGCCAAGGGAACACACCGCGCCAGGTAGCGCCGGCCGTCTGCAGCGCGTCTGTCGTGCTTGGCAGCTGTCGCCAGTCGGTAAACAGCACGACCGGCGCGCCAGGCTTGGCGATGCGCAGGCACTCGGACAGCCACAACGTGACCCATAGCGTCCAGCTTCGCTGGTCGCGGTTGTCGCCGCTGAAGTTGCGGTGTTCGCGCTTTACGTCGCTGCCGACGTACTTGGAGACGGTGGACTGTTGCGTGCGGGCGGTCATATGCAGGCCGCCGGAGCTGTACGGCGGATCCGTGATCACCGCATCGACGGAGGCATCGGGAAGGGAACGCAGGAAGGCAAGGCATTCGCCCTGATGAAGCTGAAACGGGGGCACGCTAGTGGATCTCCACGCGGTTGAGGATCCAGCCGAAGAGATACTTCCGCTGGGAGGGCTTGGCTTCGGTGATTTCGAGGTAGCGGGTGGCCTGCACGCCGTTGAGGCCGCGCATCATGGCGGTGATGCCCTGGGGACCACGCCAAGCAAGGAAGGCGCGCAGAGCATCGAGCGTGACGTTGCCGATGCGCCCATCGACGTGCAAGTCGCCGTAGCGGCTGCCGGTATCGTTGAAGCCGTTGAGCCAGCGCTGCAGAAACATGGATGCCATGCCGGTACCCATGTTGGCGCCGGTGTCGATCAGCTCGGCGCCGATGTTCGGTTCGATCCAGAACACGTCACCGAAGCGCGGTTCATCGACGTAGCGCTTGCGGTAGATCGCCCGGGCCGTGGCCTCGGGCAGATCCTTCATCGGTCCGGTGTAGCCGAAGGCTCGCGCGGCGGCGATGGTGATCCCCCAGCGCGTTTCCTTGCCGGCGTCGTCAGGGTCGTTCGTGTAAGCGTCCCAGCCTTCGGCCTTCATCACACCGGTGATGATTTGGTCGAGACGCTGCTCCGGCAGGGTGATCACCACGATCGCCCCCGGAACCGCATGACCAGGTGCTGGAACACGCGCGTCGCAGCCGCGGTGATTGATCGCATCAGGTGGGCGGTGTTGCCGCGGTGGTAAAGGAATAGCCACGCGATCGCGAAGGTGGCCAAGGCTTCAAAGGGTCCCGGCGGCGGTTTGATGCCGAACACCAGCTTGATCGCCACCGCGGTGCACACCACGACGTAGACCCAGGAAATCCACGCGTACAGGTGCCGGTGCCGCGACTCGCCACGACGGAAGGTCAGGACGCTCAGGATGATGGCCAGGCAGGACACAAGCTGGAGGAACGGCCAGATGCCAAGCTGCGCGACATGGGTGAGGAAGTGCATGGTCAGGCTCCGCTCTTGGAGGAGAAGGTGGAGAGGTCGAAGTTCTTGGCGCGCTCGACCACCTGCGTGGCGATCGTGATGATCGTGGCGCCGCCCAGAAATGCGGCGAGTCCGATGCTTTGCAGGGGAAGATGGGCGAGGACGTCAGGGGCGGCCACATAGCCGCCCACGGCACTCACGCCGAGATAAACCGCACGACGCCATAGGGGCAGATCCTTGGCCATCGTCACGAACAGCGCGCCGCCGGCGAGGGCGCCGACCAGCGCATTGCCATCCACGCCAGGGATCAGCGCGGTGGCGGTCGCGGCGCCGGCGACGGCGGCAGTGGTGGCGAGCGTGGCGAGAGTCGGCTCGGGCATCGTCAATCCCAAAGTTGAAGGGTGGGGAGGATTGGCGCGGTGGCGGCGCTGCGCTCGGGCAGCGTCACGAGCGTGCCTTCGGGGAGAATCGGGCCGAGACTGGCCAGCCCGCGATTGAGTTCGAACACCTGCGCAACAACGTCGGCGGTGGTGCCCAGCTCGCGCCAACAGATGGCGTCGACGGTGTCGCCCTGCCGTGCGCGGATGGTGGCCATCAGACGAGTTCCACCACGTTGCGTGGCTTGCCGAGAATGTCGGCAATGGCCCACCAGGCGTTACGACGGAAGTCATCTGCGCTGGTGTCCTCGCCCATGGCGCGGTAGTTGCCCGCCTGGGTGTTGTCCCAGTCGCGTGACTTTTCAGCGACGTCAGCCTGCACGGTGGATGCCACCGCGCGCAGGTAGCGGTGCACGATGGCCGAATGGTTGGCCACGGTTTCACCAATGTCTTCTGCCGTCGTCCAGCCCGCGGCAACCTGCGTGGCCTTGAACACGGCCAGCTGGCCATTCACGTCGAGCATCGCCTCGATGGCGCTGGCCTTGAGGCGTTCGTCGGTGACGTTGCCCGTCAGGCGCGTGCTTGCACGCAGGTTCATCAAGTCGAGGTCGGGCCAGAAGCCGTCGTTCGTGATGATCGTGGGGCTGGGCGCGGGTGGTGAAGCTTGGGCGCCGCCGTTGGCAATCAAACTGCCCATGGGTACCTCGAATAAATCCGGCGGTGGACGGGTGGTTCACTGCATGCCTTTCGGCATCGATCGCCACCCGTGCCGCCGGGTGCGGTGGGGGTCGCTCAGGTGCCGCCTTCCGGCAGCTGTTTGGTACCGGTGTTGCCGGATGCGTTGCGCAGCTTGCGCTCCAGCTGCTCGATGTCCTTCTTGGCGCCGACTTTCTCGTTGAGCTCGACGGCGCGGCGCAGATGTTCCAGCGCGCCTTGGTCGTCGGTTCCCGCCTTGGCCAAGTGTCGGCCGATGGCGAAATGCAGCTTGGCGCGCACCTGGTCAGGCATGTCGCGCGGCTCGGTCAGGGCGAACACCTCGCGCAGTACGTCCAGGTCGAAGGGCTTGTCGGCAGCGAAGGCCTTGAGTGCCTGTTCGGCCGGTTCCTCGGCGATCAGCGTGGCCGGCGTGCGCTCGAAGCGATCGGGCAGCGCCAGGTTGTGGTCGAGCACGTAGCGGGCCACGTCGATCGCGCCGGCGAAGTCGCCGACATCGATGCGCCAGGTCAGCACGTAGCCGAGCACGTCGTCCTGCACACCGTTGCCCGAAGCCAGCACGCCCTTCACGTAGTCGGCGTAGTCGGGAAGGACTTCGCGCTTGACGTCGATCTTGCGCTCGATCGACTGCACATCCTTGAGGCGTCGGCGATCGGTGTCCAGTTTCGCGCGCATGAGCGCGTGCGCCTGGGATGTGGAGCGGGTGACTACTGCGCCGGGCGCCGCGTTAGCGGTCGCCCGGGCAGCCTGCACACGCATCAGGTGACGTTGTGCGGGGGTGGACATGTCGATCAGGCCCAGTTGCCGAACTCGATGTTCTCAACCAGGACCGCGAGACCGTTGTCCTCGACCACATACGCGTCATTGCTCGACTCGTAGTTGGCGATGCGGTCCCGCTTGGCCTCGTCCACCATCTGGCGGCGACGTGCGCCATTCTGGAAGTAGACCGACAGGTTGTCCGGTCGGGTGATCAACAGCGAGTTCGACGGGAAGTACGGCACCAGCAGGCCCTGCAGGCCGCCAATGGTCTTCTGGCTCACCAGCAGTTGGGTGGCCAACTCATCCTGCGCACCCTGGGAGCGGTTGACCAGGGGGAAGTACTTGTCGTGCATCAGCTTGCGGCCCACGATGGCGCGCAGGCCGGTGTCTTCCTGATACCAGGGATCCAGCAGGGTGATGGCGTCCACCACCAGGGCGTCCAGGTTCTCGTAGTCGCCGCCCGGACCAACGCGGACCTTGCCGGATGCCGCCACCACTTCGTGCATGACGCGTTCGGGGGCCTGCTCGCGCAGGTTCTGCAGCCAGCCTTTGTTGACGTCCTGCAGCAGCGGGTGGGCGCTGAGATCGGTGTCGGCGGCGACGCTCGTGCCGTTCCAGCCGATCATCATGCGATCGAGACCCTGCTGGTTGAGGATGGCAGTGGCCAGTCGCTTCTGGAAGTCCGGGAACTTGGCCCAGGCATCGAGCAGCGCATACGGGAAACCCGTGTCGAAGTTGGTTTGCTCGCAGACGTAGCCCGCATCCGTGAGGTTGGACACGTCGCGCGGGTTGCGATCCTTCAGCGCGGTATTGGTGCGGCTGGCCACGGGGCCAGAGACGCCCAGGCGCAGCTTCGCGCCGGATTTCTCATCCACACCGATCATGTTGATCAGCTTGAGGAAGGCGCTCGACTCCTGGATGGCATTCTCCAGCTTCTGCTGGATCGTCGGAGCCACGGTGAATTTAACCGTGGCGTCGGGCACGCTGTTGAGCGTGGCCAGGTGCACGGCCAGGGCGATGAACTTGAGGCGGGTAGCGTTATGCATGGTTCCCTCGGGAGGCGGTGGTTCGGGTGGGGCGGGTTCGCTCGGGTCGGCGGCGTCAGAACTCGGTGAGCAATTCGTTGCCACCGGTGGCCACCGGGCGGGTGGTGGCGCCGGCCGGGGTCTTGCTGAAGGCCTCTTCCAGAACCTTCAAGCGCGCGTCGATGGCATCGCTCTGCTGCTTGGTAGCGTTGACGGTCTGCTCGACCTGCTGCAGCTGCTGGGCGGTCTGTGTGCTCTGCGTCTGGCCGTGTTCGGCGACTTCCTCGAGCGCAGTTTCGATGTCACTGAAGCGCTTGTTATCGTCCGTTTCCTTGCGGGCAAACAGCTTCTTGACCCTGTCCAGGATGTTCGGCGCTTCCGTGACATCGACGAACTCGATGGCGGTCTCGGTGGCAACGCTGAAATGGTTGTCGGCGTGCTGCTTGCGCGGGGTGAGCGGGCTGCTGTCCGGCTTGTTGGCCGTGAACTCCAGCATGTCGGTGCCCAGGCTGGCCGGGCTATCGGTAACGGCCAGGCCCTGCAGGTAAGCCTTGCCGGTGTCGGCGAACTTCGGGTTCACCTCGATCGAGGTGAAGGTCTTCTGGTAGCCATTCACCAGCTTGACCAGGGCGTCGGACGGGTTGATCTCGGCCAGCAGCTGCAGCTTGCCGTCGCTGTTTTCCTGGGTGCTCAACGATTCGACGTAGCCGTAGTTCTTGAACGGGCTGTCCGGCGAGACGCCACGGATGTGCTCGATGTTGATGCCGGCCTTGTACGTGGCCGGGTTGTAGCTCGCGGCCATCTGCTCGATCCACGAGCGTTCGATGGTGCGACCGTCGACGGTGGCGCCTTCGGTGGCGATGACGAACTTCTTGGACTTCTTGCCGGCCATGGTGTGCCTCGATGCGGGTGGGTGTCTGAACGTGTAGGTCGCCAGCATCGAGAGAGGGGCGCGTAGCGTCCACGCGGCGCGGTTCTGTACACCTCGGCTCAGAACAAGCCACGGCAGGAAGGGGCCGGTTGCGTCCCTACGCTGTCGGCCATGCTCATTCCCGCCATCGGTACCGATCCCCGCACGCTCGCCCGCAGCCTGTTCTTTCAGGGGTGGAGCATCACCACCATTGCCGACCACATCGGCCAGGCGCGATCGACGGTGGAATCGTGGAAGCAGCGCGACGGCTGGGCGAACGCCAAGCCGATCGACCGCGTCGATGCGGTGCTGGAGGCGCGGCTATGCCAGCTGATTGCGAAGGATCGAAAGGACGCGCACGACTTCAAGGAGATCGACCTGCTTGCCCGCCAGGTGGAGCGCATCGCGCGCGTGCACCGCTATGAGGCGCCCGGTGGCCACGAGGGTCACCTCAACGACAAGGTGGCGAACCGGAACGCCGGCCCGAAGAAGCCCGCGGCGCGCAACGAGTTCAGTCCCGAGCAGGCCAAACGCCTGGTCGACGCCTACATGGACAGCATGTTCGGCTACCAGCGCCACTGGCATAACGCGCTGTCGCATCGCATCCGCAACATCCTGAAGTCGCGCCAGATCGGCGCCACCTTCCATTTCGCACGTGAAGCCCTGGTCGATGCGATTCGCACCGATGGCAACAACCAGATCTTCCTGTCGGCAAGCCGCGCCCAGGCCAACGTGTTCCGCCAGTACATGCAGCAGTTCGCGCGAGACGCGGCGGACATCGAGCTGAAGGGCGGGCGCGACTCGCCTATCGTGCTACCCAACGCGTCCGAGTTGATCTTCCTGGGCACCAATGCGCGCACCGCGCAGAGCTACCACGGCAATCTGTACTTCGACGAATATTTTTGGGTCCACAGCTTCCAGGCGCTGCGCAAGGTGGCGTCGGGTATGGCCATCCATAAGCGGTGGCGGCAGACCTACTTCTCTACGCCGTCGGCCCTGAGCCACGACGCCTACCCTTTCTGGTCGGGCGCGCTGTTCAACAAGGGGCGCGCCAAGGCCGACCGCGTCGACGTGGACATCAGTCATGCCGCCCTGGTGGCCGGCCTGCTGTGCGCCGACGGCCAATGGCGCCAGATCGTGACCGTGCTCGATGCGCTGGCTGGTGGCTGCGACCTGTTCGATATCGACCAGCTGCGCATGGAGTACAGCGAGGAAGAGTTCCGGCAGCTGTTGATGTGCGAGTTCATCGATGACGGCCTGTCGGTGTTCGCCTTCGCCTTGGTGAAGCGCTGCCTGGTCGACAGCTGGGATGTGTGGGAGGACTTCCGTGCCGACGCCCCGCGGCCGATCGGCAATGCTGAGGTGTCGATCGGCTACGACCCGTCCAAGGGTGCCGGCGGCGGTGATCCATCCGGACTGACGGTCAATTCGCTGCCTACCGCGCAGTACGACCGCTTCCGCGTGTTGGAGAAACACCAGCTGGCCGGGCAGGACTTCGATGGCCAGGCGGGCTTCATCAAGGCGCAGTGCGATCGCTACAACGTCGTCGACATCGCCATCGACACCACGGGTATCGGCACGGGCGTGCATCAGCTGGTGAAGCAATTCTTCCCGGCTGTGCGGGCGATCCAGTATTCGCCCGAGGTGAAGCAGCGCATGGTGATGAAGACGCACGACGTCATGACCAAGGGCCGCCTCGAATTCGACGCCGGTTGGACCGACTTGGCCGCGGCTTTCATGGCCATCCGAAAGACCGTGACGGCAAGCGGCCGCCACGTGACCTATGACGCCAGCCGATCCGCCGATGTCGGCCACGCGGATCTCGCCTGGTCGGTGATGCACAGCCTGATTTACGAACCGCTGGAAGGCCGTCAGGCCAACGGCAACAACGTCCTGGAGATCTACTGATGAGCAAGCGCACCCGCGCCGAACGTTTCGCTGCACGCCGAGCCGCCGCAGCCGCGGCCCCGGTTGCCCCACCGCCGGCGCCGATCGAGGCCTTTTCGTTCGGCGATGCCGAATCGATCGACCGCACGTCGCTTTTCGATTACGCCCAGGTCGTGCGCAATGCCCAGTGGTACGAGCCGCCGGTCTGCGTGCGCGGCTTGGCCAACATGACGCGCTTGTCACCGCACCATGCCTCGGCCATTCGCGTGCGCCGCAACCTGCTGGTCGCTTCGTTCCAGGCCACGCGCTATCTGTCGGTGGGTGAGTTTTCCGCGTTTGCCAACGACTACATCACCTTCGGCTGCGCCTACTTCGAGCAGAAGCGATCGATCCTCGGCCAGCTGCTCAGCGTCAAGCGATCGCCGGCGATGTATACCCGGGTCGGCCTGTTGCCGGGTGAGCATTGGTTTGTGCCGGACGACGCCCAGGCGTATCGCTTCGAGTCGACGGTGACGTCGCTGATGGATGCCGACGTTGCCCAGGAGATCTACGGCGTGCCGGAGTACCTGGCCGCGCTGCACGCGGCGATGCTCAATCGATCGGCCACGCTGTTTCGCCGGCGCTATTACGACAACGGCAGCCATGCCGGCTTCATCCTTTACGTGTCGGATCCCGCGCAAAGCCCGGGGGACATCGACGCCATGCGCGATGCGCTGAAGAAGTCGAAGGGACCGGGCAATTTCCGCAATCTGTTCATGTACTCGCCCAACGGAAAGAAGGATGGCATCCAGCTCATCCCGATCAGTGAGGTGGCGGCCAAGGATGATTTCGCGGCGATCAAGAACACCAGCCGCGATGACATCCTCGCGGCGCACCGCGTGCCGCCGCAGTTGCTGGGCGTGGTGCCGGTCAATGCCGGCGGCTTCGGCGACATCGCCACCGCTTCCAACGTGTTCGTCGCCAACGAGATCGCGCCTCTGCAGGCGATCATGCTGGGCATCAACGACCAGGTCGGCGCGGAGGTGATCAAGTTCAAGCCGCCGGTGGTGCCGACGTAACACCAGGCGATCAGGCAACGCACACAGCCCCGCCTAGGCGGGGCTTTTTCGTGCGCGTGATTCAGACCATAGCGGCGGTCGACCTGATGCAGGCGCGGCCGGCTGGCGAGCGCAGGCGCAGCCACGCGGGCTGGCCAGCCAGTCCGGCCCCTGGCTCGGCCGGCCCGGGGTGCCGCTGCCCTCGGCGCGCGCGGTCGTCCCCCCTCCTCGCCTGCGTCCTTCTCCCCTCTCTTTTGATGCGGTTGATGCAGAGCCCCAAACCGCGCCGCCTATGGCTCGGATACACGGATGGTCATAGTCGACTTTGATGCGCTTTGATGCACCTGACGCGGGTTCGGCTAGGCTTGGTCTTATGGTCAGGCCTTGGGGGGCGAAAATGGATTGGACTTCAACAGCAGGTGTGGCATTGCTGGGCAGTATGGTGGGCGCCGGTGCCGCATTGCTCGGCGTTTTGATTACAAATGCCTTCAATACCATTGGGCAATGGCGACAGCGCAAGCACGATGCCACACAGAAGGCGATAGACCGAATTTCCATAATGCGCCGTGAGGTCTATTTGGACGCGGTGGATATGTGCGTTGCAGCGCTTAGCGAGCTGCCTTCATTAATCACGGAAGGCAATCAGGCGAAGCGGCAGGAAATTTTGGGTGGCGTCGGTTTGGCGATGACAAAAGTGCAGGTGGTTTGCGCACCTTCTACGGCGACGGCCGCCCAGGTGTACGGAGCCGAATTCGCGGCGGTCTACCAACGGCTGATTCTTGCTGCCAATGATGCTAGAAACTTGGAAATCGACATTGGCCTACGACAGCAGCTGGTGGATGAGGCGGCCAGGAAGATGCGGGGACTTGAGGAGTTGATGCATCAATACAACGTGGCCCAGCGGAATGAACCGCAGTATTTGCAGGGTCTGCTCTCGGTACATGGCGCGGAGTTGGCTCAGCATCGCCAGTATGCGGCTGAAGTGAGCGGCTTGCACGACTCACGTAACCGGGCTATGGGCATCTATCAGGGTGTGATGCTAAAGGAGCTGGCCGCGCTCAACGAGTGTCAGCGTGTCTTGCTGGATTGCATTCGAGATGAGCTGGGCTTGACGCCCCAGTCAGCCAGTGACGTTGCGAAGCGCTTGGAACTTGAGGCTGCGACGAGAGCACAACTTGCGAAGCTTTCCGACGCCTTTGCTGCGCAGGGCAACGCAGCACTCGATGTGTTGGCCGAAGAGGCGGTAGGAAAGGCATCTGCCGGGAAGCCCTTGCCGGGCAGTAGTACTTGAGGCTGGTGCCATGGGACCAATTACGCTCTTCGATAAATCGTTTCTTCAGGGGTTAAGCGTAGACGAGGCAGTCTGGTTCGACCATTTCTTTTATCCGGTGATTGCGCCGCTATTCTACATAGAGACCTTGGCGGATCTTCAAAAGCTCGACAAGAATGGGAGGACAGCAGAGCAGGTCGTGGCGACCATAGCGGCAAAAACTCCTCAGATGTCGGGAGGGCCTGTCTACTTTCACCAAGGACTAGCTCAGGGGGCGCTGCTTGGCTATGCCGTTCCAATGGATGGGCGTATTCCCATCGCATACGGCCGGACGGTGAGCTATAACGGCAAAAAGGCTGCCTACATTGACCAGCCGCCGGAATACGTGGCGTTTCAACGCTGGCAACAAAGTCGATTCGACCAGGTTGAGTACCAGTACGCAAAGGCGTGGCGCGAGTACCTTGCGAGGATCGATCTGGAGCCATTACGCGGGGCTATCAAGGCCAATGGCGGCGTTCGGTGTCGCGATTTGAGCGAAGCCATGGCGAGAGCCGTTGCAGTCGTCAACACGCTTCATAAGAGTTCCGGTCGCTTCAATATTTCCCTCGACATCCTTGGCATTGAAGGGCGCGAACGTGAAATCGTAAAGGATCGGTGGAAGCACGGCGGTCGGCCGTCATTCGCTCGATTCGCGCCCTATGCCGCGTACGTTCTTACTGTTGAAGTGTTCTTCTTCCTCGCTGTTGCGTCCGACTTGATCGCTAGCACGCGGCCATCGCACCGTATCGACATCGGTTACCTGCATTACCTTCCGTTCTGCCATATTTTTGTCTCGACGGACAAGCTGCATCGAGCCTGCGCGCCACAGTTCCTGCGGGAGGGTCAACGCTTCGTGTGGGGGTTGGATCTGAAGGCCGACCTCGCCGCGATCAATGCCCATTACGTCACACTTGATGATGCAGAGCGAGCACGGGGCATCTATCGCTTTGCGAACCGCTTGCCCGAGATCGATCTTCCGACCATCAGGCCACTATTCGAGCAATTCACCCCATCACTTTTGCTACCACCTGAGCACACATCTCTACCGCCGGACCTTCACAGTCGGCACATTGCTGACCTGGAAGCCATCCGTACGGCGCCACGAATCAGCGATTCAGAACCGTTGGAAGATCTCGACCAACTGGTTATCGAACGCCGCCTTGATCGACATCGCGGATCTTGGACCGTGGTCCCGCCGGAAATTCCAGACAACGATTAGGTGCGCGGGCTATTTGTCCTCATCTCTCTTCGTCACAAGTTCGTGCTGGTAGTAGGCATCTATGGGGTCGTCGAGGATCGCGTACGAACTAGATAGATTTGTTGGATCAGGATCGAGCCATGGATCGATATTCTCGGCCTTGATCGCAATGATGCATCGGTCGTGCCCGGCCTCTTGCACTTCGGGCGGAGGGTCGCGCGTGATAGCCGCAAATCCATAGAAGCCCGGGCGATCGCCTTCCGGCTCGACGTAGCGCCAGAGGCAAGCAAGCACCATGTCTTGGTGCGGCTCTGGCGTAAAACCGATTTCAACCTTCAGCTCACGCTCTCCAGGCACCAAAGAACGCCGCTCATTGTCGTGTAGGTTCACGCTCTCGAAAAAGCGGCTCGCAACGACGATGCCGTGCTGATAGCCGAACAGGCCCTTCCAAACGTGACGCAAGCTGTCTTTGCGTGCGTTGTAGCACCCAGGCTTGGCTTTTTCGTCGGTCTCGGTCCATCCGATGGGACGGGCGCGATAGCGCATGGGCACAATCAAGCGCTCGCCTGTCGCCGGGTCGCGAATGAGTACTGGGCAGTAGTGTCCTGGCCAGATACGGCCGAAACCTTCACCCTTGGCCATGGTGCCCAGTTCTTCGAGCTTCTCCCGGGCTGCTTTGATCTTGTTGTTTGCGACGCGCTGGTCGTTCGCCGCCTTCTTGGTCGGCTTGTGCGATGCGAGGACGGCCTCAGCTTTCATCAGGCGTTCCGTCTGCTCGGCGATTTCCTTTTCGAGCACCAGGGATACGCTGCGGTAAGCATCTACTACGGCGTCCCTGACTTGCCGTTCGCCATCGTTGCGCGGATCCATGAATGCATCGGCCATCGCCTTGGGCATGATCTTCACCAAGTCGCCGTTGGCCTTGCGCTCCCAAAACAGTTGCACAAAAGCTTTGATGTCGAGCTTGCCGCCGAAGCGCTCGTATTTTCGATAGTCCGCGTAAACCTGCGCCGAATAGCACATTGCGATTGCCTCGCGTTGCCGCTGGTTGTCTTTTGAAGGTTACACCGCACGCGGCTCCACCTAGGTTGCCTTCCACCATTCCTTCCGGCGCGGTCTCCGGCTTGGATGCGTGGTCTGTAATGGCGGCAGGTCGTCGGATCGGCGCGTGTGCGAGGAAGGACAGATCGGAGCCGTTTCATCAGCTATTCCCATGCCCTTGATGGGCGGGCCGGCGAGACGTGACTCGCGTGATTCGAGATAGCGGCAGACCTGCGCCTTGGCCTTTTGGAAGCTTCGGTACCAATAGGGGCCGGGGTTAGCGGCGCCTCGATAGAAATAGAGCAGCCACCAATCGCCGCACTTGGCCACTTCACAAATGGGTGTGCGGCCGTAGTGCGAGCGGAAGTAATAGACCTCGCCCGGCTCCCATTGGAATCGTTCGTACACGATCACTGCGGAGTCCCAGATCAGCACGCCAGAACAGCCAAAGCCTACAGCGCGCTGGCTCAT